ACTGCAACCGTCACCTCGTAAAACTTGCTCATCACTTCACCCCCTTAAGTGGCGTCACCTTTGCATCCATGCCATAGGCCAGCGCCTTGACATCTTCTGGCGTCAGTTCGGACAACGCCGCGCTAGTGCCGGGTATCCGCTCCGATGCTGCGCCAAGGCTGATTTGCGACATAGAAACCATGATCTGATCGCCGCCATCTACAGGCTCATAGCCCATAGCCTCGCGCTTCTCATTCAGCGTTAGGCTTGTGGTCTTGTCCAGCATTTCCCATTGCGCGCGCTTCTTTTCGACAATCGCGGGGACTTGGTCAAAGTCAGGCTTTAGCATCACGCCTACCGGATCTGCCAAGCTGGCGTTCCAGTCGTCCGCAATCATCGTGACAAGCGGCATGACGGTATCTTCCCAGAAGGCAAGCCGCGCCTCTTGATAGTTTGAGTATGTATTGTCGCCGGGTATGCCTAGAAGTTGCGGGGGAACGCCAAGCGCCAAGGCCACGTCACGCGCCGCTGATAACTTTGTTTCGATCAGCGCCATGTCAGACGGGGAAAGGCCCATGGCCTTCCAGTCTAGCCCGCCCTCTAGCAGCATCGGCCTGCCTGCATTGCGTGAGCCGCCGTATTGCTCGTCAAGTTCTGTTTTAAGGCGGTTGAATTCATCGTCAGATAGCGTCTTGTCGTCCTTGACGGTTAGCGCCCCCGAAGGCCGCGCACTGTTTTGCAAGAGGCTTTGCATCCATGCGCCCGATTCGTTGTGCGTATCCACCGCATATGCGCCCGCCTCAATCGGGCTTAGGCCATACCAATCATCAGTCGGGTGGAACAGCTTCAAGTGCCGGACAGGACCGCGCAGGGTTGCGGGGTCAATATCAAAGCGAACCTTGCGCTGGTTGACCTCGTATACATACGCTTGCGGAAAGCCATTGCTGCCGGGAACAATTTTCATGCGGTCAGGGCGTAGCTGATACATCTCGCGCACGCGCCCGCCTTGTTGGACATGCTCTTCATAACTGTTGCCCGATAGCAAGAGAAAGCCGACCTTGGCGTGCAGGTATTGGCTTCGGCTGTCGCGCGGGTTTGGGTTCTCAATCAGGTCAAGAAGCGGATGGCTTTCAAGTTCCTGCTTTGCCCGCCATACCGTCCAAGGCACAGAAGCAACTGCATCTGCAATCGCCTGAATAGACCGAAACGCAATGACGTTGCGGCGATAGGCTTCTTCGCTAAACGCCTTGTAATTTCGGTCTGACCACACGGCCTGACCGGGGTTCATGACCATCACGCGCCCCGCTGCGCTTTCCTTTCGCTCTGGCGCTGTGCGCCCAAATAGCTTACCGAATATGCCTGCCATTATAGCGCCCTTATTCTTGGGCTTGCTGCCCGCTTAATCATCGGGCTAACTGCATAGCGCACGGCGTCCCATCCGTGATTGTGCGCGTCCACAATCGCTGTCGTTACATCGCCCGTCAACTTGTCCACCTTGTAGCTGTATAGCCGCGCCTCGCGTTGCATATTAGCACAATCGGGATGAATTACAATTCGCCTAAAGCTGCGCAGATAGGCTATGCCATCTTCAACGCTGCCCTTCCACTTATCAACCGATTGCGCGCGGGGTATGCCGTGGCGCTTCAGGTGGGATATGCTTTCGGGGCGGGCGTTGTCCCATCGGCTTACTTCGAGTTCAAAGCGCGGGATTTTGCCTGTAACAAATGCCGCCGTGTCATCCAGTTCCAAGCCTGTTTTGAAAGCCTCGCGGCGTATGTGCAATTCATCGCCCGCAATCCAGACTTCCACCGCTGCTGTTGGATCTTGTGAAAAGCCAAAGTCACCTCCGAAATAAGGTCCGTTCCAGTTGGGTTGCGGGTCAAACGGTTCAACCGCAATCTTGCCCGCGAATACCTGCGCGTCACTGTTTTCGAGATATGCGCCTTCCCAGACATGGGCATAGGTCGCCGGGTCAAGGCGGGTCTGCTCACGCTTGCGCAGCACGTCAAGGCCAGCGGGAAAAAACGGGTTGTCTTGCCAGTTCATTTCGACAACTGCGGCATTTTCTGGCGCTGCCTTGCGAAACCGCTTGTCCACTGGACTGCCATCAAGACGCGGGTTCCAGATCGCCCATAGTTCGGCCTTTGGCTGGCGGAATACGGTTGCTTCCAATGCCAGCCATGAAGGCTCTGGAATATCCTCTGCCTCTTCGCAGATAGTTAGGTCGATCTTTGCCAGCGACTTGATGCTGCCCACGTTGTGACGCAGCCCGCGAAATATAAACTCTGTCCCGTTTGCCCCGCGCAGATAATCAACGCCAACATCGTAATGCGCCTCAAGCCACGGCTCCGACGCAATCGCAGCTTTCAATTCAGCGTGGAAGCTTTCCTTGATGCTGGCCTGAAACTCGCGTGTGCAAAGAATGCGCAAGGGTTCAATCATGCCCCAGATTGCAGCCATCTTTGCCGCGCCGAATGATTTGCCCGATCCGCGCCCGCCGTGCATTGCCCTGTATTGGTATGTGCCGCGCGGGGCTTTGAACAGGTCAACTACTTTGCGGGGAAGCCTGACCTCAGCCGTTGTCGTCATCGGCTGCGCGCAAGATGATTTGTTGAGGGGGCATATCTTTGCCGTTTGTAGTGTGGTCAGTGTCCACCCGATCCGAATAGCCGTGCTTGGTCAGCATCATCTTAGCGATGGGCGCATTGAAGTCGCTCATAAGCCCGCCACGAACAAGGCAACGCTCTTGTTTTTGGGCCAATTCCTCTAAGATGTCGGAAAACTCGGGCTTATCTTCGTCTTTTGCCCACTGATAGCAGGTGTCTCGAACCACGCCCAGAACGCAAGCAAGCCCCGCGACTGTTGGCACGGGGTCGTCAAAGTCATGATGGTTGGCGATGTATCGGCGCGCCTTTTCCACCATGTCGGGTTTATATGTTCGGGGCCTGCCTGTCATTGTCCCTCATTCCTTGCGCTGATGATAGCGCGTTGCTGGTGTTGTTGCAAGGTCACGCGGTGAAGCCGAGCCGCGCCCTTGCTGCGTGTGTTTGCGTGAACCAACGCGGCACCGCACGCTGACCGCTGACTTTACCCGGCAGTCAGGGTGTTAATGTCATGGCCCAAGAAGCAGTTGCCATGACAACGCCCATGATGATTACGGCCCTGATACACCAATCTTGTAACGCCTCAAACTTGGCAGCCATGATATGAGATTGTGCAATGATGGCCCTTATGGTTTCGCTGATTTCATTCTGGCGCTCCATTGCTCTGGCAAGCTGCATCGCTGTTTCGCGGTCAAGTCGGATTGTTACCCCGTCCTGTGACAGCGCCGCAGCAACGCGTAGCTTCTGGGCGCTTGTCAGTTCCATCACAACAACCTCCATTGCGATTGCGATAGGCCATTTACGACAACCCGTTTTGACTTCAGCAAGTTCTCATCTTCCAGTTTTGCGAGCAGGGCATACATGCGCTGTTTGCTGATCCCAACACGGGCGCGGATCTGCATGGTTGTTAACGGGCGATCCGATAGCATGTCCAGCACTGAGGCGCGTAACTCCATATCAAGCTTATTGGGCTTCTTGCTGCTCCATGTAGCTGAGTATGTGCCGTTTGCGCGGGCTGCTTCGACTTCGCGGGGTGCGACTGTTGCTAGGCAACGATGGTATAGATCCTCGGTCACGTTCATTCCGCATCCCTCCACGACTGCCGATCAATCGACCCGTCATGGCGCTTGATGCATGTCCCATGTTCCTTGGCCTTGTAGTATTCGCCGCGATAGCATTGCACGCGGGTTTCGGTGGGGGCGGGAATTGCGCGGTAGGTCACGGCGCTGAACATGCCGTCATTATCATCGGCCCATGATTGTGATGCATATCTTTGACGCCCATGCGGCCAAGCATCTAGTGCCACTTGCACAGGCTCAGGCAGTAGCCCGAACGGCGTTTCCAGCGCGGTCAGGTCGTATGTGCGCTTCTCGTGCGTGATGATGTGCGCGGGCTGGTCTGTATTTGTGCTTCCTACGGGCGGGCGGGTCATACCACCACCCCCGCTGCAATGGCGCGCTCTGCCTTTTCCCGTGCGCGCTCACGCCATGCCGGATAGGCCAAGAACGGGGCAAGAATGAAGCCGATCACAAAGAAGTTGAGCACGAACACCAGAACGGCGCGGCCCCAGAAGCCGTGAAAGGCGAACCATATCGGCCCAAACAAAAACGCCCAGAACCACGATAGTGCAGTGCTTTCGTTCATCTGCGCGGCAAGTGTTTCGATTTTGGCGGTGTGTTCAGATAATTGCATCGTGTATATCCTTCGCTTGCGGCCCTGAGCGCTCTGCGCTAATCTGGCCTTGTTGTGTGGTGCAACGATGTTAGCGCATTCCTTCCGCTGACGTCAATAGCGGCTCGCGTTTTCTTGCTGATTTTCGCGGGCCGCCTCAAACCTCCTCATCGCTTATCTGAATTTCGTTATAGTCCATTCGGTCAATGTCGAATGCACAATCTTGATGACCCTTGCCAATCCCGTATAGCTGCGCGTCTCTAACCTTCCATGTCCAAAGCTGGACATATGACAGGCCGGATTGCGTCTTTTCTTGGTGAACAGTAAATCCTAGCGCGGGCTTGTTGAAGAATGCGGCGCTGTCTGCAATGTCATACCCCATAGGCGGGCGCGGGTTGCCCTTTACCATTTCCAGCTTCTTTGGGTGCGCAATTAGGCAAATATGAACCTCGTACTTTTCGGCCCACTGCCGAAGCTGCTGCAAAGCGAAATTGATATAATTTGTCAGGCTTTCCCCCGGCTCCGGCAAGTGCTCCAACTCATTCCAAGGGTCCACCACAATCAGCTTGCACTGGTCACGAACCGCCAGCGTGTAAATCATGCTGTGAAGCCACCCTATGTTATGCCCGCTAGCTTGGTCATAGGTCCGATGGACAATGCGGAAATGCGCATCCATCCAGTTTAGCGCATCCTGCTTTCTTGCGCCCGATAGGTTGTCAAACGGCGTTCCGGTGTGAAGCCTGCAAAAATGGTCGCGGGTCCGGTGCGGATGCGTCTCAAATGATAGCATCCCGATCCGCGCACCCTCATTTCGGGCAACATGGTAAAGCGCCCATGTCGTGAATGTTGACTTGCCAGCCCCCGGCGTGCCTGTGCCGACCGATATAGCGCCAATCTCAAACGCGATACGCTTATCAACCCACTCGATACCGCTTCGCAAAACTCGCCGATCCGACAATGGGGGAAGGTCTGAAAGCCCGGTGATAAATCCCCCCGGTGGGTCAATGCGTTTTGCCGCGTTAAGGCACTCTGCGACTGCGCCCTCGCCCAGCGCCATCAAAACGTCATTCGCGTCTTTGCACCCTTTAGGCCAATAAGCTGCGCGCACATCATGGCCCGCCAAAACATTAGCCACAGCCTTTGGCAAGCTTTCGCCCGCCGTGTCATTGTCGCCTGCCACTATCACAAACGGGCTTTCTCGAAGCAGATTTTCAGCCTCTAAAATCGCATCTGTTTTGTTGCCTTTTTCAGTCCACCCATCCGGCAAAGATACGGCGCGAACAAATCCCGACTGCATGACGGTCAGGCAATCAATCTCGCCCTCGGTGATGACAATGGGCAGGTCAGGACGTTGTGAAAGCGCGTCGGCGTTGTAAAGTCCCCGCGTCACGCCCTGAGTGCTTCTCCATTGCTTTTCGACCGTCCGAAATTTCGCCGCCCGGCTTTCGCCCTGAACCCGATACGGGAACGCTAGGCACGGCCCTAGATTGGGGTGCTGAACTGTCTTTATGCCCATATCCGCCAGCAAGGCACCGTCTAGCTTTCTGACCTCTTGCAGCCACTTCATCGCGTCTTGTGTCAAAGTATTCTCCTCCTTCAAACCCGCACCCGTGCCAACATCTCCAAACAATGCCATCATCCTTGAACGTCACGCTTAGGCAAGGGTCTTTCTTGTTGCGCCGTGTGTGACTGCATTGGGGGCATGTCGTGCGAGTTGTGCCATGCGTTCTCTTTGTGACTATTCCAGCATCATGCAGTATTTCGCTTGCTGTCTTGGACATTATTCAAAGCCTCCTTTCGCAAAACGCCCTGTCGCCGTGCCGCTTCTGTTTCTGCCTGGAATCGGGTCATGTCATCGCAGTGCTCCAACCATGCGGCTGTGTTTTCAAACTGGTCAACATCAATCATAGCATTGCCTTTGCCCATTGGGTGCGGTCCTTGTTTGTCCACTCGCTTTCCGGCTTGTCGCGCCATGTGCGGGTGTCTGCCGATTTAACTTCATCCGCCCACCGCTCCTGATTGAGCCATGTTGACGGGTGCGCGATGTATTGCGGGTCTTTGCCCTTAACGCTGTCGGCATATGACTTCATGCCATTCAGTATCGTTTCGGGTGATGCTTTTTTGACAGCCGCTTTGTAGGCTTTGACCGCCGCTGCTCGTGCTTTCTTTTGAGGAACAGCCTGCCAGAACGCATCAAAACCATCATCATTTGATGATATATTATTTATTTCCTTATTATCCTTATTCTTGTTTGTGCCGCTGCTGTGCCGCTGCTGTGCCTGTTTGTGTGCCGCGGCTGTGCCCCCTTCTCTTGGCGTTAGCTGGTAAGTATTGTATTTCAAAAGAGAAATTACGCTAACGCCTGTGTCGGTTTTGACTTCTATCATGTGCCGATTTTCAAGCCTTTCTAAAAACCTTCTGACCTTGCTGTGAGACCACCCAAAAGCTTCTGAAAGGAACCTTGTGGAGTGCGCGAGTTGGCCTCGATCTAGCTGTATTATAAGGCTTCCAACACGGCGCTCATGTGGTCGCCACGCCGCTTCACAAATCATCCATACCCATGCTTCTCGCTCAGAAAACGCATCTTGCTTAAATGCTGGATCGTCCCACAGGCTGCGCGCTATCAATACGCCGCCGCTCATTTTTGGACGCCCTTCTGTTTGAGCCAATCATCCACAAGCATATCTGTTGCCTGCTTGTCGTATGTTTCTGCAATTTCAAACATGCCATTGTTCATGGCGGAAACTGCTTTTGCGCGCAGCCGCTTTGCAACCTCATGCACTGGTTGCCAGTCATCATTTTCAGGCATTTTTCGCCCCTTATATGGGCAGGGTCTTGCACAACACGGCCCCCCGTGTTAGCTTTCACCTGCGTTTTCGTCACTCGCACTATGCCTCACCCAAGGCGCAATATCAAGCCCTGCATCGGTTATCCGGCGCAGGGCTTTTGCTTACACTAGGTCACGAAACTCACGCACACCATCACGCAAAGCTGCGCCACGAATTTTGCGCAGCGCACGGGCCTCGATCTGGCGTATCCTCTCTTTTCCTACGCCATAATCGCGCGCGCAGTCATCATAAATTTCGCCCTCAGACCTTCTATTTACAATGTCCTTTTCCCTATCCGACAAAACGCTAGACCACTTCTCTATCGCCAGCTTGTAAACCGTTTTTTGCTCTGGATCGTCAGCCGCAATTTCGGTAAATGTCTCAGCGTCCATTTCAATTTCAACGGTTGCCTTCTTTGCCTTGAGCCTGCGGATATGATCCGGCCAAAGGTCATCGGCTGGGATGCCAAGAGCCGATACAATTGCCTCCGCAGCAGATGAAAGTTCGCCAGACTGAAGAAACGGCCTAGCCTTCATCGTGACTAGCGCCGCTACCTGAGAATTGCTAACCCCAGCCACTCGCGACAACTCAGCCGCTGTTCCGAATTGATCGCGGATAGCGCGCAGCAATCGCCCGTTCCTGACCGTAACCTTGATGTTGAAGTCTTGACCCATTGTTGCCTCCGGTGTTAATGTGATGATGCGCGGGCTAACCGTGAGGCGCTAGACGCCCGCCCGCGCGCTATTAAAACGGTATTTCGTCATCCATATCATTATACGTCCCGCCGTTATCGACGTTGCCCTGGGCGGCTGGCCTTTGCGCTGAACCGCCTTGAGACTGACCGCCGCCTGCGCTGTCAGAACGCCCGCCCTGCAATGTCAGGTCATTGGCGCGTATGGTCAGGTATGTCTTGCCCTCGTATTCCCGCGTTGACAGATCGCCCGACACAGTGACGTTGCCGCCCTTGGTCAGATATGGCGCGACCGCAGCCCCGCGCTTGCCCCAATACGATACGTCAAACCAGATCGTCCGCTTCTTGTCGCCAAAGCCCTCATCGACTGCCACAGTGAAGCCTGTGACCTGATCGCCTTGCTGCGTGTTGCGGGTTTCAGCATCCTTGCCGATCCGGCCTGCGATTGTGATTGCTTTCATGATATTTTTCCTTTGTATGGTATGCCGATAGATTCAAGAGCCTCTCGGACGGTTTTAACGACTGCCACATGACCGCGCCACGAAGCGTGCCACTCAACTTGTGACGGGGTTAGCTTCTGGTCGCCAATGGGCTTGGAAGGGTCTTTTATCTCAAGCAAATATGTTCCGCCCTGCCATCCAACGCATATATCAGGGAAGCCCTGCCCGACCGCGTGACAGGTTGCAACGCTTGCCCCGATCTGGCGAAGGGCGCTAACTATTTCGGCTTGGTTGCCATCAACGCGCGCGGCCCTACGCATCAGAAAAGCGACCTTTGGCTAGGCTCATGTGCTGGCGCAGATACAGGCCGCGCAGGCTCTTGT